AATAAATTTTGAATACCATAAATTTTGAATACCATAAATTTTGAATACCATAAATTTTGAATACCATAAATTTTGAATACCATAAATTTTGAATACCATAAATTAATAATTCTTAATAATTAAATGTTTAGTATTGATTTCATCTCCAATGCGATTACCATATAATTTAAATCTGTATTTTTTATCATATTCATCAACTATATAGCCATTGTATAATTCTTCTATGAATTTAGTTTTTCCAATTACCATTAAACATTTAATTTTTGTTTTTTTGAAAAGTAATGCTAATTTTTTTTGTTCTTCTTTGCCAAATTGACAATAACCATAATCAGTAAATTCGCTATCATATGGAGGGTCTAAAAACATAAAATTGCTTTCATCATTATAGTTTTCAAAAATGTAATCAAACCCTTTATTTAATATTTCTGTTTTACCTAATAACATTTCATATTCTTTATTTATTATTTCATTATAATTTATAGTTTTATATTTACCGAATGGTATATTAAATTTGCCATTTTTATTATATCGTAACATACCTCTAAAACAAGTTTTTCTTTGATAATAAAATCTTTTTGCACTATCTAATGTGTCATTTATTTCCATTTTATCTCTAACTTTATAATATGTATCTTCATCATTAGGGTTTTCTTTCATAAACACAAATATTTCATGACCCTTTCCATTTCCTATACTTTTGTATAAATCAATTAATTCACTATGAACATCACTTACAACAGCCTTATCTGGGTTTAAATAAAAGTATACTGCACCACCACCTACAAATGGTTCAATATATGTTGTATAATGTTCCGGAAAATATTTTTCAAACATTTTAATTTCATCGCCTTTTCCACCACTCCATTTGATTAATGGTTTCAAATGTTTTATTTGATTTGATGTATTTGTAATAATAGTATTGCTTATTTTGTCATCTTCTTTTGATACACCCATTAGATTTTTAATAGTATCATCATTTTCTTGTGCTTCAATGACATAGGCATCTTTTATTATTAATTCTACTTTTTTTTTTGGTTGTGTTTCACCATTTATTAAATCAATTAATTCCCCTTTGTTTTTTGATTTACATTTTTTAATTCCATATTCTTCACACTTCAATAAAAGTTCGGTTTTTGATAATTTGGCTAAATTCATTTCAATATTAGAGAGTATATTATTATTATCAATCATATTATTTAATTCAATTTTTAAATAAATTAACAAATTAAATATTAATATTTTGACTATCATTAAATTTTAATTGATGTTTCTTTGTATTCAAGTGTGTATTCATAATAGATTTTACAAAAACACCAAAATCACAGCATTTGTAATAATACTTAAACTTATCCTTTCGTTATTCTTTTGTTGAATGATTATCGAGAATGTGATTTAAATAATTGTTCTTATTATAATTATCAAAACTGCACTTATTACACTTATAAGTGTCTTATCACATCTTTCTTTTCTTTTGCCTCTTTTATGTAAAGTAGTTTATAAATGTTGTTTATAACAAGAAGCAATATCAGTTCTATAATTACACTTTTCACAATAAAACTTACTTTCTATATTATTTCATATATATTTAATATTTAAATATATAAAAGAGCAGCAGAAAAAGTAAGACCATCATTGATTTTACATTTTTGATTTTGTTTACAAATGATTACCAAGTTGATGTTTTTTTTACACTGATTTTTGGTCCTTGTCCTCGTTTTTTTGAACTAGCTGGGTCATATGGACTATCTTCATCATCCGAAATTAAATCCTTGGATAATTCCCAAAATTCCTTTGAACCTAATTTAAAATCAGCGTGGTGTTCTGCCTTATACCAGAATATTTGGTCGTGTAGTTTATTGGATTTTGAATTATTATTAATAACCAAACACTCATAATTTTCAGTACATTGATCCATCACTTGGCAAAATGATTCAAATGTTGGAAACATACCTGCATAATTTTCCCAAATACGTTTACGATTTGCAATATATGGTTCTCGTAAAATAAAAACATAATCAATATTTGTACGTAAATTTGGCGGAATTCCTAGAGGATATTGCATTGTAATAATTAACATAATTTTCCAGTGGCGTCCATTCATAAATAATAAACGCATCATTTTATCTCTCGTCCATGTAGCGTCATACAAACAATCGTCTAATATAACAAATGCTCTAGGGTCAATATTTGAACGTTTAAAAGTATCCATTTCTTTTTTTACCTGTTTTAAAACTGATTTTTGCCGTTTAAGAATATTTTCAATAATAGATATATTATATTCGTCGTGAATAAATAATTTTGGAACATGAGAACTATAAAACCCATTTCCGGCTTCTGTGCCAGAAATAACAACACCAATAGGTATTTCTTGATGATAAAATAGCAAATCTCTTACTAAATAACTTTTACCGGTATCACGTCTTCCTATTAAAACTACGACAGGTCCTTTATTTTCATCAGGCTTAAAACTTATATTTCGCATATCAAATTTTTTTAATTCTAATGTCATTAATGTTTATTAGAAAATAAACATTAACATAAGACGCAATAATATAGATAAAAATAATATATAGATAAATTTAATATATAGATAAAAATAATATATATAAATTATTAATTAGTTAAAAAGCTAATAATTTATATATATTAAAAGTAATAATGGAAGCTAAACATAAAATTCAGATAACCAAACAAGAATTTAATTATATAAAGGAAGATAATCATAAACTTTTCAAAAGTTTAGAAGATAATAGTTCAATTGGTATTTTAGAACCGCAAAATTATAATCCATTGTATAATATATTTTTTGAGTTATCAAACACTAATAATAATAATATTGTTTTGAATAATAAATTACAATTACATAGTATTTTATCACAGGAAACAAATAATATTTTTAAATGTAAAATAAAATATCAGAATGATGATAAAGAAAAGCGAAATGTATATTTTAAATATAGTCCATTATTAGATCCAGTTAAATATTTACTTGGAAAATATGATATTAAAGATGAATCTTTGTTAAAATTGCCATCGTTTAATTTAAGTAATAATTGTCATCCTAAAACAAATAATTATAATAATACAGCATATGTAGATAGTTTTTTTACATATTTATCAAGTATATTGTTACACGAACATGGATTTATTAATGGAATGGATTTTTATGGTTCTTTCTCTGCAATGAAAACTGATTTTAGAATAAATATACTCGACGAGATTGAATATTTGAACGAGTCATTGTTTTTTAAAAAGAATGATAAAATTTTATATGAGTTGGAATATATCGATAATGATGAATTTAATAGTGACACACGTAATTATAAAAAAAAGTTAATTTTTCAAGAAAATTCTAGAGAGAAATTGGAATTGTCTAATGTCACTGAATTGTTCAATCTGGATGATGTAAATGTTATATCTGATATAACAAGCGAAGCAGAAATAATATCATTAGATGATTTAAATATTCATATAATTCAAAGTTCTTTAAATAAAACAGAATCAAATGATAGCGAATCTTGTTCGTCGCGTTCATCTAACACAACAATTTGTGATAGTGAAAATAAAGACGATTCACAATCTGAAGATGATTCACAATCTGAAGATGATGAAAACAATGAAGATGATGAAAACAATGAAGATGATTATTCTGAAATTAGTAACGAAGAAGAAGAGATTGTTGCTAAACTTAAAACTTTCCCAGTTCAAGTTATTGCTCTTGAATGTTGTGAGAACACATTAGACCATATTATCATGAATCATGAGATTTCAAATGAATTATGGGATAGTATTGTAATTCAAGTATTATTTAGTCTTATTACATTTCAAAATACATTTGGATTAACTCATAATGATTTACATACAAATAATATAATGTATATTAACACTGATAAATTATTCTTATATTATAAATTAAATCATATTTATTACAAAGTGCCAACACATGGTAAAATATTTAAGATTATAGACTTTGGCCGTGCTATTTATAAATTTCGTGGAAAATTATTATGTAGTGATAGTTATCACCCAGAAGGTGATGCTGCTACACAATATAATTCAGAGCCATATTACAATAATAAAAAACCGCGTTTAGACCCAAATATGAGTTTTGATTTATGCCGTTTAGGTTGCGCGTTATATGACCATCTTATAGAACAACCCAAAACAAAAATAATTCAAATTATATTGAATTGGGTCAATGATGATAAGGGTAGAAATATATTATATAAAAATAATGGAGATGAACGCTACGCCGATTTTAAACTTTATAAAATGATTGCTCGAAGCGTAAATAATCATATACCAGTTAACGTATTGAATAATTCGTATTTTGATAAATTTATTGTTACCAAAAAAGATTTGAAGAAAAAATGTATTATGGATTTGGATGAAATACCATGTTACATGTAAATAAAAAAGTCATAAGACTTCCTTTTATTTTTTTTAAAATTTATTTATTGTATGATAACAATGTGATTACTCCCATCGCCAATCCATCTTTCCAGCTCCATATTGGTCTATACCAGAATGGTTGATTTGTTCTTCTTCGGCTCCATCTTCTGCGGTATACTGCCAATCCATCTTTCCAGAATCATATTGGTCTATACCATAATGGTTGAATTGTTCTTCTTCGGCTCCATCTTCTGCGGTATAATGCCAATCCATTTTTCCAGAATCATATTGGTCTATACCATAATGGTTGAATTGTTCTTCTTCAGCTAATACTGATTCGGCTCCATGTTCTGCGGTATATTTCATTTGATGATAATACATTTGTTCTTCTGCGTTCTCGGGTTCTTCTTGGTCCGTATCTTCATTTAATGTCATAAGCAACTTATTCATTTCAGCATTGGAATGTTTACCAAATAAATTATTTGATACGTTTAATGCTGCTTCGGCTAATGCTGATTCGGCTTCATGTTCCATTTGCTGAAAGTGCTTATCTTCAATAACGGCGAGCCGTGCTTCAATTGTTTCAGTGTAGTTACTCAAAGTAACCAACTGATTTCCAAGACGCATTATTCGCATGTCGTTATTGCTAAGGCGGTGTTCAGTGTTTTTGAAAACAACCCAATACCAAGGGTCATCATACACTACTCTGGCCTCTCTTTTTTTGATGATGCGTTGTTGAAAATTGAACGCAATTTCATTTTCATACCAAGCATTAAAGTAAATAAATGCTTTGTAAACTGGATAATTGCGTCGTCGACTATCCGGTTGCCGGATAATACTTACCTTGTAGACATTTCCAATATGCTGGTTGTGGAAAATGTTAACAATTGTTTCTTCGTCAACCCATTGAGGGAATACGCGCGGAATCATCAATGACATACGCTGGTTCATCTGGAACTCCATTATGTATAATCGGTCGCTTTAGTTTGTTGTTATCATTAACTATAATATGAAAATAGTTTTCAATTTTTTGCATATTATCATTATTTCTCGATTGAATTAATTGTTTTATTCAGGATGGTTTTAAATTATCTAATAATAAATTATAGTAAGAATTTATTAGTTGGCATTCACTACATTTACTATTTAAATCTTTGAAACAATGATAACAATCATAATGTCCGCAACCATTTTTTATAATTTCTATGTTGTTACATACACAATCTTTATGTTTTATATTAATATCTGGTTTCTCGTTTATACTCGTAGATACATGAAATTTAATTATTCTACCATGTTTAATTTCAATATGATAGTTTTTATCTAATGCGCATAACCATTCTGCTAGTTTTACGTATCCGTTTTCACAAGCAGAATAAAAAGCAAAATTATCGTTTGATGAAATATTAATGTCAGGTTTAACCGATACTAACCATTGTGCTATTTTTAAATTACCTTTTTTACAAGTATATCTAAAAACATATTCATTAACATATGAAATATTAATGTCAGGCTTACGTGTTAAAAGCCATTGTGCTACTTCTATATGTCCATTTATACAGGCAAAGGTAAATGAAAATTCATTCGCAGCTGAAATATTAATATCGTATTTAATTGACATTATCCATTGTGCTACTTTTAAATTTCCTCTTGCACATGATTGTCTAAAAGTTAATTCATTCGTGTATGAACAAACTAACTCTGGTTTAATTGAAATCAACCATTTTGCAACATCCAAATGACAATTTAAGCAAGCCCATTTATACGAATAATCCGCATAGGATGAAATATTGA